TAATAGTAATAAAGGTGTTAATTCCATCGCTGATAAATTCAGAGCCTTTCCCTGCATCATTTCCCCCTGAAAAATTCCCACTAACAAGTGTTAAATTAGTCTGGTTATAAGCCTCTACACATCTCCTATCAAACTCGCAGTGAAGTGTCGCAATAGCATTTGTGGCTGCGTTCCAATAAAATCCAGTTTCAGACTGTTGTGAAGTTGCATTCATGCCGATGGTGTATGGAACCGTAGCACTATTAGTTCCGACTAGCGTAGTTCCGTTGCCCAATACGAAACCAAAATTATTCCAGTCGGTAGAATTACCAGAAAGTGCTACCGCACTGGCACTGGGGACAGTCGTTACTGCCACCGCACTGGCATACGTCGTGAACAATTGCCATTGAGTATGGTTTGTGCGGCGTACATAGTAGACGGTACTGATCGTCAATCCAGCATTCTGGATATTTGTTGTTAGACCGACAGGCATCATCGGATCACCAGTTATTAATCTGTGATTCTCGCTATAAGTAAGCGTATTTAATGCTCCATCTACTCCTGATACGGGAGGGGCAGACCAAAGCGGCACAAATTGATAACTCGCTGGGGTGCCAGCAGTAGTAATAGTAATATTTGGGGTAGCCGAATAAGTGACAGGATTAGCAACGGTGCCGGAAGCGGCCGTAGGAGCCGATCCATAGAGCGTTACTGTAGTGCCTGCGACAGAAGATATGGCAGTTGTGAATGGCGCATACTGGCACATTCCAGCGGTACCGCCTGTTCTGAAACTATTAAAAGATCCCGCGCAGCCGATAGTAATATTTTGTCCAGCAGCCAAACTTCCATTTGTTGCGGCCAAAGTAAGGGTAGTGCCATTGACTGCATTTCCAGCATTCGTTGTTCCATATGTAACTCCAGCGTTTTGCCCCGTTGTAGATAATGTAAAATCAGTATCGTTACGCGCAACCGTGCCTGCTCCACTTGCCTGATCTCCCCACAGATTAAATCGTTCGAGCCAATAGGTAGTACCGGTAGCAATTGGCGGATTTGTGATAGGAAGCAAAAATGTTTGCCCTTGCACCGGGACAATACGTAGAGGTGTTTCCGATGGGTAATTATAGGAATTGCCGCGCCAGAATGAAGCACCATAGCTTGGCGTGGTAATGACACTCGATGCATATTCACTAATAGGAGAAATAACCTGCCAGCGATAATCTTGAGAGATAACTACATTCGCACCACCATTATTATTGACAGTCGTCCCATTAAATTGCGAGTTTTGTGTAAATAATTCCTGCCCGGTCTGTCCGAGTTGTTCTATCACAGGATAGGGATTGCCTGCTGGACGTTGAAAATTTACAGTATCAAATTTCAGAAACTGAATAGGAAAGTTGTAATTGTAGGTTCCGCCTTTTGTCCAAAACTGCCTGCCTGTAAAACCGGATATTGCTATTTGGTCAAAACTACCTACACTCAAACCCCCCGTACTGTTTGTAGTTAAAACATCAGCATAAATTGCGACTCCATCTTGTTTAGCATTGGCTGAATTTCCGACGAACCCGATACCGGTGATTTTCGGATTCTGCATAAATGAAGCAGCGGCAGAAAAGAATACGCTGGATGTCAATGCATTCGTAGTGGGACAAAACACAGTCTCAGTCGTTCCGGCACCTTCCCAGTCTAAAGTCGGATATATTCCTGCTCCAGTTAAAGAACTTGGCAGTAATGCAATACCAGAAGCAGGATAGAACCCAGCAGGCCATATGATTTTAGAACGCTGTCCAGCCATTAAATTTTGATAGAATGTGGTGAGTTTGGCGAATCCAGCAGTCTGATCTGCCCCAGAACAAGAGGTTTGTGGAGTGATACCGAAGTAAGAAGGGAAATATATCCCATTAACAACATTCGTAGTAATCACACCCGACACATCGCGCATGACTATTGTGCTGGGCACGTTGGATGCGGTAGCGGATTGAACCATCACAGCAGCGGCAGCTACGGCGGCGGCGGTCTGGCCACTGACGTTTGATGTGTTGCCGGCGGTGAGACCTGCTGCTGTGCCAGTGAGGTTTGTAGCCGTACCGGATGATGGAGTACCAAGCGCGCCACCAGACTGCACCGCACCGGTGATGCGGCTGTCATTACCTTGCGCTGCAGTTCCAGCGGTAGTACCGTACGTGACCGAGATTGCGCCAGCATTATTTGTTATCGTAGTTCCGTCTGGCTTAGTGCCACCGAGAACGGTCGAAGTGGCAGCAGGTAATTGGTACGCTCCGGCAGCGGATGCACAGCCTACCGCACTCCCTGCCGCGTTGATCCCAGTAGCGTAGTTGCCAGCGCCGCAATTAGCGGGCGTTGCGGCTAGAGCGGAAGCGGCGGCGGCGGTGCCGGTTGTATTCTGATTCCAAGTTGGGACTGATCCGGTCAGTCCGCTATAAGGGACGTTCGATGCCGTTCCAGCCCCCACTGCGTAGGTAGCGGTGAGTGCATTCCCCGGCATCTGCCCAGCAATTGCCGCTGTAGCTGCACCATTCACATCAAACGCGGAATATGGTTGGGTAGCAGCCGTGCCTAGACCAAGATTATTCCTAGCGGTGGCTGCATTATTTAAATCAGATAAATTATTAGTCTTCTGCAACGAGGCCGCTTGTACCGCAGATGCGTTAGCGTTGGCTAGCGCAAAGGCAGTATTTAATTCCCCAGCAGTCAATACCTGACCCGGCGTGAAAGTTTGACTATGCCCTTCTGGAAGTCCAGCACATACAAGTAATACAACGTTTAAACCAACTAAAAATCTTTTCATATCAGTCCCGTCCTAAAGAGGTTGTGTAACTGTGGTAATTCCGTAAATTGTGTCTATGGTGCAGGCTATTGCTGCTTGTCTATTAACTGGGTTAACCCCACTCGCATAATCAACGATAGTGTTTACGCCGGGAGTATTTACAATAACGTCTTGGATCGCAGCATCAAACAAAGGAACCGTACCCATACCCAGTATCTCGGTGTTGTAGGGAGTCCCAGCAGTTGTGTCCAGGAACCATTCTCCTTGGATTAATCCAAGTCTTGTCTGTACAGCTTGGGCTACAGCGGCTGGTACGTTAGTCAAGAAATTACCATTTTGCTGACCAAAGGTATAATCACCGTTAGCGTCTAACTTTCTATATTTCATAGGTTACTCCGCCTGCACTACTGAAGTTTGGGTATCCCCTGCTGGAGCCGTGGTTGGTGGATCTGTTACGCCACCCCCGACAATATTATGAACATGCCCTGCTGCCCACGTAGCAAATAATGAGTTAAGTAGATTTAATAACGCTGCTCCGGTATTTTTAAGGATTATACTAGGTGAAGTAACTGTAGCTGAAGTAGCCGCTACCACATTTACAGTAGCCGCATTCACAGTAATTACGTTCTCTGCAACATCTACATAAGTAGAACCATCATCCGATCTTAGCTGGGTTGATGTAGTACTTACGTTACTAAGCATTCTAGGTAATGATCGGAATCCCAATATTGCGAAGCCATCAGATAGATCATGCATTCTGAACTCGGGTTGTGTATTTTGAGTCTTTCCAGATTGCCACCATGCGTCGATACAACGCGATGAAAATACTATCAAGCACTCATCCCCTGCCTTTACTGGGAAAGTCAGCGTAAAGCCCCCTCCTGACGGGAATTGAACCGGCACATCCCTGAGTAACGGAACATTAAGCCACTGGGTAGAACCATCTGGAAACACGCGCTGCATCATCACAGAAATAATAGCAGTGCAAGTCTGCTGATCTTCATTAAAGCTCTGTATCTCTGCCGGCAGCGCAGTCCACACTTTACGCTGCCACCCGGCTAGTGATATTTTTAAGGTATCGGTGAAGTCTTCCCAGCGTTCATTTTTTAACATTATTGAGTATTCCCACCTTGCACAGGACCTTTACTTGGAATAGCTGGGGTAGGCCCGGCTGTTTTGTTTACGGCCAAACATAGTAAGTCGGTGTACCACTCATTCCCACGAGTATCACCAGAGTGCTCCGCGAGCATGACGCAGTAAATACCATCTGGATTAGTTGGGGCAACTGGCATCAATGCATTAGTGCCACGCTTATTGTAGTAGAGCATGGCCAGAGCGTTTGGATCAGCACTCCCAATCTGGTTAATCAGGGTGTTGTCTAACTGGATTAAGGTGCGGACTCTAGCATTCGTATTAAGTAGCACTCTAAGCTTTATCCCCTCATCCGTTTGCTCTGGTACCCCAATCAATCCAGTTTGAGTATTTATCTGGATAGCGGTGCCGGGGATGTAATCAGCATCCCGAACCATGATTACTTTGCCGTTTTGTATAGACCACGAAGCCCCAACAGACGCAGCTATAACTCCAAGCGCATCTGCCCCGAGTCCGAACACTACCTTACCTCGTATGATGGGTCTGTATATTCCGTCAGCAGAAAGATTTAAAGTGTACCCAGTGCTCACTCCAGGCATATTACTGGTTATGGTTTCATACTGAGTGGCAGCAGATGTACCACTCGGGAAAGATTGACTTACGAATCCCTGATTAAAAGCTAGGTCACCATCCGCGCATAGAAGGTCTAGGTAAGTATCCGTTGCATTCTCACGGCCTTCACGGAATTGTTTTATTGATCCAAAGAATACCGTCCCATGTGCCCCGTTCTGGTAGCCAGCGTTTAAAATTACATTCTGGTACGCACCCTTTATCTGTTTTACTGTAGCTGGGGCTAGGTTGTAAATCCTGATGATAGTATTGTTTGGGCTGTCTCTATCACATTGGACTGTGTTAAACCTGATCCTAAACTGCGATAGGTTAATGCTGTTTACTAAATTCTTTGGAGTTGTATTGTTGTTTGTGTAGAGCTGTAATTGCACCCACCGTAAAAATTGATTTGGAGCGGTGGTCATAAATTACTCCACTATAAAATAAAGGTGTCCTGTGCTTCCAAGTGAAGCATAAGTAGGTGGCGCGTATATGTCCCCATCAGTCTGGGCTATCAACATACCTCCAAAGTTCATATACCCATATTGCTCCAGCAAGTCAGCCCCTGTTATCAGTGGGATACCCGTTATGATGTTTATAGTTCCGGTCACATCTAGTATATCCACAGTCCAACAATTAGACGCTTCTAGCCAATACACATTAAGAGTGTATTCTGTGCTCCCTAAAGTGATCTGTAGAGTCTGTGCCCCTGGAGCTAGGGGTATCTCATACGAGGTACTCATTTAGTGACGCCAGGAACCGCTGCCGGGGTTGCTGGTTTAAGAGTCTGGCCACCTTGATCTTGGCCGGGATCATTTACTGCTGGGTTAGCAGGATTAGTAATAGTAGTAACCACCGTATTCACCAAGATTACTTCCTTAAAAGAAAGTACAGCGAACATAGAATCCTCTGACCTCTCGGTGGTCTCAAGCGTAATAGTCTTCAGTAGCATATTGCTGTACGTTTTTCGCAGTGTATAAATTTGCAGCAGTATAGCGGCTTGCTGGTACAAAACTAATTGAGCATAGATAGCGTTTAGAGCCGTCTGACTCCCTCCACCCTGCGATGAGTTAATGGTACTAATTGCTCCAAGAACTCCCTGCACCTGCTGGTATAAATTGACGGCCTTACCTACACTCGGAATATTTGCAGATGCATACCCTATAGCCGCATTTAGCAGACTGCCAGAATTAGAAGGGCTATTAGACCAAGCCGCTTCAACTATTAATTCCACTGGGCGTTTAAAAGCATGATCGGTAATAGGAGCACCTTGCTCTACCGGGTGCTCTGTAATATCCATATCGTCATGGTGCTTCTCAGATATAGTAATTTGTGGGAGGAGTAAAGCTTGGTTAGCAGCTTGACTATAAATGCCGCGTTTCGGCTTCATAATCATCTGCTCTAAACCGAGCTGTAAAGCCCCCTGCGCAAAACCTGAAAAGTTCATGTTGCAAATGCTCCTTTCATATTGCGGGTGTTATCCCCGTACACGCGAGTCTGGGCAGCGGCCACCGCATTAGCAGTAGCCTTAGGATCACCACTGCCCATCACATTGATTGTGGTTGTGTTGGTTTGGTTTATCTTAGTACCTGATCCCATCCCCTCATGCCCAGCAATGCTCCGTGATAAGGATGATAGCACTGTAGGATCATTTAGATTTAGATGGGTGTTAGCCCCCATCCCCATCCGCTTGGATACATCAGCTATGTAAGATGCAGTGTCATTTTTATCTGATTGCGGAGCCCACTTTGATATGATCCCGGCTATAGTATCGTTACCACCTCCACCATAGTATTTACCATGCTGCAATAATTCTTGCATAGCTTTGGTACCGACTGCCATGCTTGGGAAGATAGCAAAGGTACCATCACTTCCGGTAGCACCATGGGACTTCGCAAAGTCCCCGTACTTTATATTTCCGGGGTTATTATTTCGTTCATTACGACTACCACCAGTCTTAGATTTCATGTGGTCATTAAACGCTTTACGCTGCGCTAATTCTGCTGCGGATACCCCAGCCCCGGCTGTGTACGGAATGATATTGTTATCTGGCTTACCTTTGTTTGATACCCCACCCTTGATTCCAAAAAACTCACCAATGGATTTTAGATTGTAATTAAGCCGCTCAATGGTGCTCATGTCAGTGTTTAAACCACGAGCTACCCCGTCAAAAGCCTCCTGTAAAAGCTTAGTAAAAGAATCTAATGGTCCTATAAAGTGTACCAGAAATGATTTGCCAAGCAGGTCCAACGAAGCATTCAATTTATCCAGATCATGGGTGTACTGTAGAGTAGCCGCTTTTGACTTCTCCGGGTCAAGACCAACAGATTTATAAATATCAGCTAGTTCCTTAACCGATCGTTTCATTTCATCTGTATGTGACCTCCATAGGAAGAAAGTATCTTCATCCATCCCAAAGTTAGACATTATCTGCTGACCAATCCAAATAGGACTTTTCTTGATGGCGTCCGAGTTCATTAAGTCAGTAAGTATTTCTTCAGTCTTCTTACCGGTCTCGTTGATATGAGTAAGTGACGAAGCATAATTAACCATCCATGGTAATCTAAAATTAACCCCAGCATCATGCATAGTGCGGGCCATTGCTTCAGTGTTAATTCCTACCTGCTTACCAGCATAGGCCATCTTCTGTAAGCTCTCAGCAGATGTTCCTGCTAGCTGGGCATCGAAGTACATCTTGCGCATAGAGTAGGCAAACTCAGTTACCGCTCTTTCCACCTCAATCACGGTAGCCACTACAGCAGTTCCCACTCCGAGTATCATCTTCTCAGTAGCTGAAAGAGCATCAGTAAGTTTTTTCTGGGACACGGCATCAACGTGGTATCCAACACTTACTAAATATTCTTGGAGTAATTCTGCACTACCGGCCATGGTGGTTCCTTATTTACTTAGAAGAGTGTTATTTCTATGCTCTACGTCAATACATTCATTAAGCTTTGTAATAGCAAGAAGATCCAGCGTCCCATCCTGCAATGATTCAGCCTTGCACATACCGCGCAGTATTGGCCGATACAGAAAGTCTTCCTCAGAGGTCATGTGGACTAAACTTGCGCCCTCTCCGGTGCTTCCAAGTTGGAAAGGGCGGTAGAGAAAAAATCCCCTAAATTCTCCACAATAACAGCAGCGGTAAGATCAATCATTATCTTCATCCCAATATCCTGGAACATCAGGTCACCAGATGGGGTAGTAAGCTTCGCGAAGGACTCACCAGATTGCCGCTTTACCACTGATAAGCACTTCTGTACTACGAACTCACTATCTGCATCTGTAAGTTGACCTAGCATAAGCAACACTAAGAATGTCATGTCCTTATCCTTGTTCTTATCTGAGGTCATGGCTTGTATCAACGATGATACTGCGGTTAAACGTCTTGCTACTTTTAACTGGTCAAACGCATTCAAGTCACCTATCTGGTACTGACTTTCTCCAACTGATATAGTTTTCATTCCTAGGCACCGATTCCAAGGGTACGATCAATTATTCCGCAGTCAAATTCCCATACGTTGTTACCGGCTTCCTTGGCGTACTTCAGCTCAGGAGCCTTTGCAAACGCAACGATCTGGCAGGTAACTGTATCTCCTGTAAGACTGTTAGCAAGAGAAATAGTATTCTGCCCATGGTTAGCTCCAGCGGAAGTCTGGAACGCATACATCTGCGCCAGTTGCTGGTTAACCGGAGATGTCTTTAGCAATGTAACAGTGGCTTTACCAGATTTATTAGCGTGCAACGAATGCATCGGAGTCCCGTCTGCCCCGACCGCCATTGTGTTGATTGCTTCTGATGGGCTGATGGTAATGCCTTCATTAGCAGCCCCAGCGCCAGCGGCTAGGTTAACTGAACCGCCGGGGCCGACTATCGCGCAGTTGTTGTCCAAAAAACTGTATGTACTCATGTGTTGCTCCTTTTACCGATTAACATTAATTATTGCGTCAATTGTTTGGATTGCTCCAGCCAATTTAACAGCCACTTGGATAGGAACGGATTGACGAGCTGCGCGATTAGCCGCATTCTGTGTAGCCACTGGTGGGGCGTATACGTAGTAACCTTTTGGCATAAAGTCCCCAGTGTTAAGAGACCCAAACCCATTACTCTGCCATGTTCCTGGAGCCAGTAGACCGTTAGTCACCCCTTGTGAGCACACCGCCTCAATCGTGGTAACCAGTTGATGAGTCCCCGCGTCTGTCTGCGGTATTTTAGTTGGGCTGGTGTAGAGCAGGTTATACAGAGAGGTCATAATGTCCAGTGCTAGCCAGTCTGTCCCCATAACCGTATCAATATAGTTACCAGATACAGATACTCCAGGTTCAAAGATAGCGGTGTTGTTATTGTACTCAAGGAACACATTAGCGTTGTAGCTCTCAAGGTTAGTCACTTGAGATACCGCTAGAGTTTCAGGAACAATACCCGGTTCCTGTTTGTACATTAACGTAATCACCGTATTGTTAGCGTTATAGTTGGTGGTGAGTATACGAGATAGAGCAGATACCATTGCAGCAGGGTTACTGCTAGAGAATTGAACCCCGGTACGGTTATACCCAAGCTGCTTCAATTGGTACGCGATATTGGTAGTGTCCCCACTATTCAGTATGGCGGCTTCTTGAGTCGTCACCCCGTAGTAGTGCTTATTACTCGCGGCCTCAATATAAGCTGCCACATTGAGATGGTCAGCATCTACCGCAGTCGGCATATTTAACCCGTACCAACTCTGCCCAAACATATTATCAAACAAATAAACTACGTTAGCTGCGGACTCCGCATTAATCCCGTTAGCAACGTATGATCCTGAATTGGAAGTTTGACCACCGAGTAAGGAACTGATATCCGTAGTAGCACCACCTGATAATGTAGCCCCGGATGCAGTTGGTGGTGAGGTTCCGGCAGAGGTTATTGTCAGGGCATTACCACCAGCTCCGGGAGTGACCGCAGCAAGATACAAATTGTTGGTCCCTGCATACGGGGTAAACTTGATAAGATTAATATCAGTTGATGCAGCTATGACTTGAGCCAGATTAATTATAGTAGCGGCTACGGTTGCTCCTATCTGGGATTGATTACCGACTGGCACGCCAGCCACAAAGGTAATCGCGGTGCCACCAATAGTCACGGTATCATTAGCAGTTGGTTGAACTATCCCGAAACTGTAGTTACCCGTAGCAGTTGGGGCAGTCAAAACACTTACTGTTGAGCTTAATCCGGTTATCGCATCCGTAATAACAAACTGGTTGTAGACTGAATTCCAAGTGCAGGTCATGGCCAGAGTTCCGAGAGCTTCCCTAGCATTTAAAGCTGCAACCTGCGGAACACTCAATGCTGATACTTGCGCCGTAGTGAGTGCCGCTATATTTGTAGTGGTAAGGGCTCCAATCTGAACCGTGGTCAATGCTCCAACCTGTACGGTAGTTAGCTTGGCTATATCCGCAGTATTAAGAGCTTGTATGATCCCATTAGACAATGCTGGTATCTGAGCCGTGGTTAACGCAGCCACTTGAGTTGTTGTCAGAGTAGCAACATTAAACTGAGACGGGTTAGCCGCATTCAAAGCTGTCTGGACTAGGTTAGCCACGCCATTAAGATTAGTAATCCCTGCGAAACTAGTTGGGGCAATAGCCAGTGGCACCCCATCTACCGTCATGTTAAATCCAGGAGTAGCTACAGCTTGCCATATTGGCAGAGCTTGTGCAGATGCAGCCAAGGGAGCCCCATAGAGTTGCGCGGCAGTTGCTGTTTGTGCCCATCGACCAATAGTTAAGTTAATTGGCTGTGGGCTTTGCTCAAACCATAACACTGCGGCCAAATACTCAGGAGAAGTAGTGCCGAAGTCTGCTGCTACTCCACCAATGGTAATGTATTGACGTTGACGTGATACTACATCTATAACATTTGAATTACCTAGGATCAGCAGGTTATTCAAGTTCTGCATCTGCGCCGGTAATGGCGTCAGGTTAACCGATACATTTATTAACCGGCTAATTGGTAACGAGCTTGTATTCATACTGCTTCTCCTTGTTAAATTGTCGTTTCACCGAGTACTACGTTAACATCTAAAACCTGTCCGGGTGTTAGTAGGTTTGCATTGTTTAATTCAAAATTCTTATCCAGCATGTAGCCAGCCCCTACCATAAACTCTATGATTACCGGTGGTACGTCTTCTATGAGTTCGATTAAAGAGTACTGTAATGCGAATACTGGGTACGTGCGTATGATCTGACGCTTGATACTGAAGTTAAGGTCTACTCGATACACCCATTTCTCCTTGATGATAGTGGGTACGGCGGTCGCATCTTGGGTCTCTACCAGCCCCATATTGTTTATCTGTAGGACTTCCCTGTTCTGGGATACCTGTAACCCATCTTTAAATAGCCCGCAGTTATCATCTGCATTAGGACCATAAAATGATACTTGGAGTTTTAGTACTTCATGCCGTTGTAACTGAGCCATCCCGTTAGCATCAGTCCCGACCCAAGACTCATAAGCGAAAGTATCTGACTCCCGCGACATAATCCCGATAGCCGCCCAGTCACCTACGGGCATATCCGGGGGTTCTGGCTGCCACCGTGGGCGCACAAGAGAAGCTTCCATCCCAGTGATACCAACCACCAAGCCTTGGAAGAAGTCAGCTAACGCAGCATCTTGTAATGGGGCAGGACTAGGGTTAGGTGGGAGGAACCCACCAGTACTAGAATCATTTGCCATTTAGGTTCCTTTTAACTATCCCCTTTTGCTTCTTTAAGCGCAGAGATAACTGGAGTCATTGAGTCGATTGCTTCCCTAACATAGCGGCCATTACTTGAAGTCATACAAGACCTCAACTTTTGCTGGAACCGGATGGCTTCTTCAATCAAGTTTTGAACCTTTGCTTTATCTTCCGCAGAGTCCTTAGTTAATGTCTCAAAGTTGTCCTTTAGGTACTTTTGCGCATCTTGTATTCCTTTATCGGTCTTTGGGTATGTCTTAACCGTCTGTCCTTTGTTGCCTAGAACTTCCCAAGCTTCTTTTGTGCTGGAAACGTAGGGTTTCTGGTTATCTTTAGTTGCGATTCTGTCTAGGTGTATATGAATTGTTTTTCCCATGATCTACTCCTTACCAAGTCCTGCATGTGTAAGTGTCACCGGTAGTCCCGCTGACGCTGATTGCTCCAGTACTTACTGGATACCCTGCTGGTGGCCAGTAGGATCCGGGAGTGACTACGAATGATCCATTATCAGTCACGGTTGGACTAGCAGCCGCAGCAAGATCATTTATTTCCATATTGTGGGAGCCATCATTCTGCAAGATGATACCACTACGATTAGCATTAGCAGCAGCCAATACCTGAGCCACGCCAGTAGCCACAATAATACCTGACTGGTCGATTACCGTTTCCTGCCCCTCTACTATAATTCTCTGAGGGAGACCCGTACCATCTACTATGTTGAGTAACATTACACTGCTCCTAGGTAAGATGAATTTGACTTCTGATTAAATAGCATCCCACCGTATGGGAACACTGAGGTGTCTATAATGTCTTCGCTGGTGCAAATAGCCTGCACGAAGCCCGCTCCAAACTGCGGGTATAGATCACATTCTTTTACCAAATAATTATTACCGCGCCAACCTACTAGGTCTGGTTTATATGTGATGCCGTTACCGAGAGTTACTTCACCCTGCAACGGAAACTTAGTCACAATCACGATGATGCGTTTGTAGGTATCGGCATCCGGTACGCGCTCAAGCTCATTACGCCCGGCAGCGGTCACTACTCCAAAAGTTGGCTTGGTGAACTGAGTCACGTTAGACCGGCCATTAGTGCCAACCACTTCCAACCTGCGAGTTACCACGAAGTTATCGGTAAAGTCAGGATCCAACAGAACCTCACTTATATCCAAGAAGGCCATTTACTTTTTCTCCCTGACAACGTACGTAATTGAGTTTCGCAGCCCACCGGTAACAACTAATGGGGTTGTGGTATCTATAGATGGTGCATTACCAGCAGCCCGGCTAGCCAGCTCTGCTTTTGAACCCTTCATATTGCGCCTTGCGCGACCCCTTAGCGTGCTTTCAGCCAAGGGTGGCGGTATCCCCTCATTAATTGTGTTTCTAATTGAATTTTGCGCGATTAAACCAGCTCTATGCATATACCTAAGGACTGCATCCTCCCCTTGCATGGCTTTGGATGCAGCAGTCTTAAACTGCAAGGTTATATCACGCTCCACCTTCTTAATACCCGGACGCATGAATGGTCTGGCCGGAATGTTGGCTTCAGGTGCCCCGTTGTCGTGGATGTAAGCAAGCGTGGCATTATTCATTGATCCAGCATCACGAGCAGTACTATCTGCTGGCACCCCAACTAATAATTCATGCTTGGTAATAGTTGCAAAAGCTAGCATGAGTTTAGGTAGGTTATCCCTGATCTTGGTTACGGCGTTTTTCACTCGAATTAGCGGGCTTCTTCGTAAAAGAACTTGACCGTCTTCCAGTCGTTCTCGTCAGCCTTCTTCCCTAGCCGCCATGCCGCAATGCAGCGATTAGCCATAGCTGCGACATTAGAGTCGCCCACCTCTCTGGCCATTTTAAGAACTTCTCTGGCCAGTGATTCTCTTAGTGTTTCATTGTAATGAGTCACGGACGAATCCTTCGTACTGCGATGAACGTGAATATGAATTGCCATAATTATCTACCCCTGTGTATGTGTGCCATCATTAAACTCCTAATTACCAAAGTTACTGAACCCCGGCATACAGTCTGGGCCTGACCAAGCACTCCCACTATACATAGGAGTACAACCAATACCAACTTGCACTGGACCAGCTCCAACCATTTTAATAAGCTTGATGAGGCGGGTTCCATATATAGTTAAGTTCCAGTGGCCAGCACCAGCTTCTATCCCACCTGCTGTGTCATAACCTATGGATACTTTATCTACCGACTTGGAGTTAATCACTCCGGTAATCATTCCTGGAGGTGCTCCATTGGCTGCGTCTGCCTGAGCACGGACTTCCAATGCTAGGTTGTGGGCTATAAACAACTCAGTCCCAACGTCGAGCAAATCAAACCAACGTGGGGCATTAAATAGGAGTACTGACAGATTAAGCCAGTAGTTAATTGCTGATGTTGGATACTTAGTAGGGTCACTAAACTCCGGGTAATCAGTTACGAAGCTAGCTGCTGTGACAGTCATGGCTGACCCCTCCTAAAGTATTACTGCATTTGTTACTAGCACCAATGGAGTGTTTAAGTTCCATTGGTGTTTTCTGGGTTAGAGGCATGGTGACCCCCTCTCGTTACTTCTTGGCTTTGTACTGCTGAACGCCGTTTGCTACTGCCCACCAGTGATCCGCATGTTCCCTAGGCATCTCTTGGATACCGGAACCATACGGGACTTTCTGGTGGGTATCCAA